ACCAGAACCGGCAAGATATGCATCCAACCTGTTTTGTCCGGCACGCTCCGAAAATCGCTGAACAATCACAATGACATCAACATTTGCCTGGTCTAACCCACGCGCATTGTCAATGTCGAATGTGAAATCTAATTGCCCCACCACCGCAGCTGGTGGGTTCACTTGGTCTGGCACTAGGTCATAGCAACGAAGTCCAGAAATTGTCTGAAGTCTTGTCTTCAATCCATCACGAACCTGTGAAGGAATCATTTGACCATCCCGGCAAATCTGCGCAATGGCTTGATCAGTGCTTCAACATCGGCATCAAGTTTGGCAAGCAATCTGACTGTTCCCAACTCTGGTGAACCAGCGATTCCAAACGGGGATTGTCGGCGCAAGAACATTCTGGAAGATTGTATCAAGCACGCGGTTTTGATTTCTTTAGGAACCGCTGACCAGCCCCAGATGCCTTTGACACGAAGACTTTGTGGCAATCCGGCGGTGAAGATGTATGCGCCGACTGCAAGAAGTTTGTTGTATGGCCAACCTTTGCGTGGATTGTTGATTGGTTCCACCATGTAGTCGGTAGTAGTCCAAACAGTATCCCATTGAAAGGAAAGGTCTTCATCGGTAGCGATTTCGGTGATGGTTACGATGTCATCAATTTGAACATAGTACATGTCAATTGGGCTGTAATATCGAGAAACAGGTGATTGTGATGTTCCGTCTTGATAGAAGAAGCGGTCACAATAATCATCAATCATTCGGCTAGAACTTTCAATGGCCAGTTCAAGTGCGGCATCATCAACTGTGTCGCCAGTATCAATTGCTAGTGCTGACTTCAATTCTGCAAGAGTGCAGTATCCGTTAGTGATTGCCACGCTTGATGACCTTTCTTTCTTTTTTTCCGGTCATTGCTCTTTCCAATTCCGGCTGAATGCTTGCTGTTTCCTGTGCTTTTGAAATTTTACGCATCAGGCTGAACATCGAAAGTTTTTTCACTTCTACCTTTCAACGCTGGTGCGACATTATGTTGCCAAAATTCATGGTGCGCTTCTTGAACCCAATATGTTTTCAAGTGCGGAAGAATCACACCAGTGTGCGCATAAATTGGAAAACCAAGCTGCTTTGCCCTTCGGCAGAACAGCAAATCTTCGCCCACCCATTCGCCGTTGATGGCTCCATCCCAGAACCAGCACCAATCCTTGCCCTGATGATCCGTTGCGACTTCTCGCATTTTTTCAAGAACTGAGCGATGAACCAAAAGACATCCGGTTCCTGCCGCATCAATTTCAAAGACTGCGTTTTTGTCGTACTTGTAAAGCGGAAGGAATCCGTTCTCCTGCTCCATAAAGATGGCCGGAAGCGGTTGTGGGTAAAGCCAGCCCACATCAAAAGCAGCAAAAACAAGACCGGCAACAATAGGTCTTTCTGTATGATGAGCTGCTTCAATAAGTTTGTCGAAATTCTCAATGCTCAACTGTTCATCTGAATCAATCATCAGAAGCCAGTCGGAATCTGTTGTGTCAAGAAAATGTTTGACCACGCGATTGCGCTGTTTGGAGAGCAACCCGGAACCCTTGATTCGAATGTGAGAACCAAGGCGATTGGATCGTGCGGCACTCAACTGCATCATCGCAAAAGCGAAGGAACCTGAAACCATTCCTGGGTCGCAGGTGCCAATGGAAACTTTGTGATTTGATTTCATAATTCCCCCGAATTATAGGGGCAAGAGAAGCAACAGCCGGGGGAATCTGTCACTTCTCTTGCCGATTTTTTCTGACTAGAAAGCCAGAAATTTATTCAATCACTAGAAGGATGGTGTTGCTAATCCTGAACCAGAAATGATTGAGTTTGCTAGTGGATAGCGTTCGCCTGTGTAGGCTGCGAATCCATAGACAACAGTCTTGATGGTGAGTGAACCTGCACCAGTTGCATCGAATGTCAATGCGAATGGTGATCCTGGTTGCTCCCAGAGGTGGTTCTCACGAGCATCAATGACATAGATTTCATCCTGATTTGTGGTGGTTCCATAAGTGGTTCCAACGTTTGCATCAGTGATGATTGGAAGGCCAAGAAGTTGGTATCCGCTGTTGCCATAATCGGCAGCGCCAGCGCCAACACCTGCGGCGTTCATTGCGCCATTTGCTGCTGGAACAACAAGTGGTCGGCCAGTTGAATCAGTAGCCGCGAGCAAGAATGCAAGACGGCGTGGGTGCATCACAACGTGAGTTGGCTTTGCAAATACGTTGCTCTCAATTTGCTGGAATGCATCAGCAAGTTTTGGATAGAGAAGCGCAACTGTTGGTGCGGTGCTTGTGAAGGTGACTGCATTTCCACCGGATGAACGAAGACCCTTGATGGTTCCGGCTGTGCCAGCGCCATTGAGGATTTGATTGTCGAGGGTGGTGTGCCATGAACGGATGAGGTCATTGACAACGAATTGATCAATGCCGGTTCCACGCTCAATTGCTTGACGGGAAATATCCTGTTGTCCAGCGATTGTGCGAACGTTGATTGTCAATAGTGTGTCATCAACATCTGTTTCAGAAACAGCATCGTTCTGTGTTACCTGAACAGCGGTTGAAGAACCTGTGGTCATGCGGCTGATGTTGAGGGTCATACCAGCAGCAGGAAGTGCGTGCTTGGTGGTTCCGAAATCAGCAAATGGGCGACCAGCGCGTGCGTATGTCGCAGCAAGGTCGGTGAGATACTGTGGAACAACTAGACCTTCGAATTGAGCAGTTCCAACATCGCGGCGCTCAATGGATTCCTCACGCATGTGACGTGCAAGGCGCTCTTGTGCGCCGAAGTCGCTACGGAATTGTGCATTGAATGCATCCTTGACGAAGGAATGTTCTGCTTGTGCGGTGTAGGTGCGTGCTTCGCGGGTTACGCGAGCAGGGGCGGATGGCATCACTACGGATGCGACAGCGGCGCGAGCCTCAGCAGCTTTTGCATCTGCATCTGCTTGTGCCTTCAAGGTTTCAATCTTGGAATCGAGCGAGCGGCTTTCTTCCACCAAAGCATCATACTTGGCGGTTTCGTCAGCGGTGAGGTCGGTGCGATTCTCAGTTGCAACTGCATCGAGAATTGCATCCATCTCAGCCTTGACAGCATCGCGGCGCTCAATCACTTTGTTGATGTAAGACATTTTTCTCCTGTGATTGATTGTTTGATGAAGTGGTGGCAACGACAACCTGCGGCGCGTAAAGGGTGCAGGGAAGCAACCGGCTTCAATTCGGCTTTTTGCCGAAAACTATTTGACAACATTGCGAAGCGCTTTGGCATATCGCAATGAGATTTTTCTGCCTTCTTCTTCTGTGGCTTCTGGCAGTGGATCAATGAATCGAAGTTCTGACATCTTGTGACCAACAAGTGTTTCGGTTGGTCGCCATCCATCGCGGAATTCTTCATATACGCGAATGAGAACAGCCGGGTCATCTTCTTCTGCGGTGATACTGAAATCTGAATCTGGGATTCCAAGAACCCCTTCTTCCATGATGTGTTCAATTCTTCCGCGAGCAGTTCCACCAGATGAATCCCATTCGACAAAATCGCCAACTTCTTGACGGGCTTCTTCTTCCATTTCGCCGTTGCCAACAAGAACTGACATGGATTCGACAGCCTTCATGACATATTCGTGACCTTCTGAGAGATCATCAAAGATTGCCTGAAGAAGCATCAAGGATTCGCCACTGACTTCCCGGCCTTCCTTGATTGCGCGGATGGCGCTGGCTAATTTCTCGCGGGCTTCCACTGATGTGGCAGGGTATGCCGGATAAGTAACCACTGAAACATCGCCATCAGCCAAGGAAACTTCTTTCAATGTTCTTTCGCTGCGGTCTGAGTTCCATGCCTGACGAATGACCCGGAAGGCAAAACTCATCTGATCCAAATCACCACGCTGAACCAGCGCATATAAATCGCGACCTTCTGTGGTGTTGGCAATAATCGCATCAAAGCGAAGACCAACTTCATCTTCAGTCAGGGTGAGAGTTCCATTCTTGGTGCGAGCCAAGGGAAGTCCTTCATGATTGATGAGCAACCGAACATCTGGCATTTCAGAAAGTGTCTTGCGAAATGCGCCTGGTGCGATTCTCTCAACAAAGGGAAGCGGAACGGATGGGTTGTTGAAAACAGCTGCGTATCCTGACAGGCGCATTGTTCCATCTTCTGCTGCTCTTGCTTCAATGTTTTGAACCGCGAATGTGCGGCGCTCAATCTTTTTTGCCACTTGTTTGCTCCTTGAATCTGCGGCTTCTGCATCTAATTCGGCAACCTTGCGTTGCGCCCATTTCATTGCTCTGTCGCTTTCGCTCTTTGGGTAGCCGCCCCAAAGTGCATGCGCAACCATTCCTGGTGTTGGGTTGGATTCATCTCCAACTTCCGGGGAATCCAAATCAACCATGTGGCGGGCGAACCAGGCTGCCATTCGGCGTGCCTTGCTTTCACTCACCGATCCATCTGCCATCTCTCGCGCTTCGCGCTTGGTCTTCTCCGTTAGACCATCGCCCCCAAAACCATTGCGAACCCATTCCAAGCCGCGTTGTGCGTTTTGTCGAATGTAGGTTGGAACAGTCAAATCAACCTGGCGCTTGTTCACTTCGCCACCTGGTTCCATATCCTCAGCAATGGAAACTGCAACCATCTGGTCAATCGCACCCTGCTTGTTGTCATGGCAACCAATTGTGGTGTACGAACCATCAGTTTCTTCTTTTACTGTCGCCCATCCGCTGCAATCACTTTGCTTGTCGCTGATGAAATATGGCATTGACCTTCCTTACATAAGAAGAAGAAGTTCGTTGTCTTCTTCAAGGATAGAAAATTCAATCACACTTGTTGTTTCAGCATTGAATACATTGAAGGAAAGTGCATTTGCTGTGACAACATTGACCGGCTTTTGAACTTCTTGTTGTGGAACAAATTTGCTTGGCTGGATGAACTGAACCGAACCAGTCAATGCATCGGTGCTTGGTGCTGGTGGTGGAAGAACATTTGCAGATGCGGTCAGTCCACCAAATTCAGAAGTTGCTGTTCCGGTGATGCTTGTGACAGAACTGGCGCTGGCTGACAATCCACCAAGAAGCGCGGTGGCCGAATCAGGGTTGATGATGGTGGCGGTGGCTTCAGCTGCGAAAGTTGCCAACGCTTCGGCAGTTGCGAAGGTTTGTCTTGTCGCAGTTGCCGTTGCTGTGAGCGCGGAATTGCTAGTGCCAGCGCCTTCTTCGGTGAAGGCAAAGTTTCCGTCTAGCCCGTAATTTGGGGAATCTAGTGGTGAAACATCAAGCGTGAACCGAAGAAATTCAGTCATGCTGATGGGCTAACTGGCGACAGTAAGTGAAGCGGTCAGTGATCCAGAAGGAATCGTGAAGGTATCTCCGGCGGTATAGGCATTGCCAGTCATCGTTCCAGAGAACAAGAAATTGCCAGTTGATGCGTTATCCCATGCGGTGAAATATGTCGCATCTTGACTACCAGCAATGTTTGTCCAGGAAACATCGGCATCAGACGAAA